CGGTGTATTGCAGTGCTTTTGTGCCGGTGATACGCTTAACCACGTCACTATAAGATTGCCCTTCAACTAAGCCAATCCTAACCGCGTCCTGTATGCGCGTGTAACTATCTTGATCTAATTTATCAATCCATTCTTTAATCAGTTTTCCCTGCAATGGTTTTGATTCAATCGCAGCAAATAGCGTCACTGGTGCAACCGCTGTCATATCAAGCACAATAGGCGTTGAATCATCAATGGCTTTGATTTGCCATTCTTGCTCATACTCTGCTGCGTCTTTCATGTTACTGATTAACTCTTTACCGGCTAAATCATAACCTTCATTTAAAATCGCCCGCACTGATTCTAACCGCGCGTCAATTTGCGGGATTGTCATTTGATTATCAAGGTCGAGCGTTTTTAATTGTTTAACCAAATCTTTTTCAACAACACGCAACAAGTCCATGACCTTTTTACTTGTTGATGAATAATATCGCTGCAAATAAATTTCATGTGCAATCGTTTTATCGCGTAGTTTTTCGTTAGCCGTCATGATTTAATCCTTTGTTTTCTTTTGATTATAGCACTGATTATAGTATAATTTGTTTGTGGTTCGCGCCATTTGAAAAAAGAGATTAAACAAAACCGTTACTTTATTAAATCGAGGTTCATTTCTTGACCTGCGCGAACGATTTAAAAAGAGCGGTTTTTTTTATTGAGAGAGTTATTTTATGTACCAGTTAAAAATTGAATCAGAACATGGCATAATTGAAGAAGTTGATTTTATTGTTTGCAGTGACCATTTTGTTATTTATGGTGAGTATTTTGATGACGGATTAAGTTATGAAATAAAAACTCACTTTAGCCTTAAAGATGCAAAGAAAATAGCTGATTTCTTAAACTTTGCAATATCACAACAAGAATAAAACCTAAGCCCGTCTAAACAACGGGCTTTTTTTTACAACATCCCACCGCCAGCAGGATTTATTTTAATCCTCTCTTGCTCATCGTCAAAGCTTGTATCTTGAGAAATAATGTCAGCAGACACAAGATTTTCAAACAAAACATTAGCTGATATTGCCCCCGCCTGCCAACTCTTAACAAGAACATCCAAGTCCTGAGCTGTCATTGAGTTTGGAATAAAATCACGATTAAGATCAACCTTAACATCACCAGTTACGCCTGACCAATCGCGCAAATATTCCATGACGTGCGTCAACCCAATGCTAATTGACTGTGAAATTGAAGCAAGTACACTGTTTTCACTTGATCTGTGAATATTAGCCGTTTGCGCTGATTCTGCTGCGCGTTTTTCAGGTGCTAAAATACGCGCTCCAAGTGTTGCCATCATTGCTTCTTTTGAGCGCAATGCCTCGCGCAATTCGCCTAAGCCTTGCCCTGTAAATTCAAGATAAAATGCTTTTGATTGCGGGTCTGGCAATAACCATGCCGTTCCGCTACCAATACGAAGTGACGCGCTTTTATCGTCTGAATAATATCCTGTCACAACGGGTGTTGGTAGTCCAGTAAAGTGCAAGCCATGCTCATAATCGGCTGTGGTTCTGTAATGCGATAAATTCACGTCAACAAGGTCAAGCAATGGCGGTTTATCCACGCATGGTGAATTGTCACGCACGCCAAAAAACTCAAACGGTATTTTGTTTAATGCTTTGCCGTTAATTTGTGGGTAAATTTCATCCACTAAAATAAACTCACCGCGTTTGTCTTTACGGAAAACACGTTGACGATAAATTCCACCATTGCCTAAATCAAGAACGCGCCATTGTGGTTCACATTTAGATTCAAACTCATCGACTGCAATTTCGTTTTCTTCTTCAAGTACCACCAGTGTTAACTGTTCAACGTTGTTAATGCGCCCCGTTTTCCAGTTTATAATTGATTCTGCATTGTACATTGTTGCGTAAGGTCTTGCGCCTTGTGCCTGTGCTTGTGCAAGTGTTACCGCGTTAACAATAGGTGGGTAATCGACAAGAACACCACAACGTCCAATGGTAATGACTTCTTCGCTAATGATTTCTGCAAATTGATGCAACGATAACCCGCTCATTGTCACGTCTGCAATAATATTATCCATTGCTGCTGGTGCTGTGATGACTTCGGGTTTAAGAAATATCATTCCAGTCAAGCCATCAATCGTTCTTGCTGTGGCGTTGTAATAAAGTGCCCGCTGTTTGTAAGCGTAATATTCCGCGTCAGTTTGACCGCTTAGGCGTGGAAGGTATTTAATACCTTCTTTGTGGATCTCGTCTTGCCCTTCTGACGCGTGTTCGCATCGTTCCCATATTTCATAATACTCGTGATACTCGCTGTGTTTTGCATCGACTGCCATTTTTATATTCCTGTAATTGTAGCTAAATTAGGGCGATTATTAATAATCGGATATTCAAAATCAATGAAATAACGAATAGCAGTGCCAATGTGCTGATAATCACTATCAGCTTCAAGAAACGTAGAGCCATCTTTTAACTGACCTGTTGATAATGATTTGTGAGTGTATGGCGCGTTTTTTGTATTAACAAATATGAAGTTTTCACTATTTGCATTGCGTATTTTTGCTCTTACTGCGTTTTGTCCGTCTTTTATTGATCTAGTTGATGGCTTTACTCTTCTTGAGTAGCTCCATTTATTATCTCTTAATATTTGTTCAATATCAGTATAGTCTGAGGCGTGTCCGTGTTTTTCCCCTGCTTTTCCTGCTGGATCGCCATAAATTAAAACATGTTTATTTTTATGATTTTTAAACTTATCCACAAATTCTAAGGCTGACTGTTGCGCCACTGCACTGATTAAAATAATTTCATCAAGCAATAAAATGTTATTTCCTCTGATAACGCCTATTCCGCTGGATAATGGCGTAAAGTTAAAGTCATGATACCAGCATAATTGCTCATGTTCTTTTATGGTTTCATCAGTATAATTATCACTGCAATAATCCTCATAAATTCTACCGCTTGCAGTTTCAAAACTTGCTTCAAATTCTTGTTTAAATTGCTTTTCGCTCATTACTCTACGAGCTGATTCAATCACGTCTGGCGGCAATATCTCGCTACTTTTCCAATGATATAACGCCCAGTCTGGATCACCGCTGTTTTTGGCATATTCTGCCATCTCATAATAATGATTTAAACCATCGGGAACACCAAGCAACCAGCACCAAGCGCGATAATCAGGGCGCAAAGGGTGAACGGTATTTAATGCAGGCAGTATGTTTTCAGCCCACGCATTTGATTTAATATCTGCAATTTCATCAATGCCGCCGCCTGTCCATGCAATACCTTCAATACGTTCAGGCTTATCTAAGCCAATTAAATGTATTTCAGTTTCGTTTGGTAGCGTGATAATTAAATCGGTTTCACTTGGTTTTTTATCATGAGTGCATGAAAACGTGAGTGCTTTCATATCTTGCCAGTAAATCTTTTTAACTTGGCTGTATGTTGGCGCAGCAATAAAGTATTTCTCACCATCATTTAGCATTGCTTGCTTTGCTAAAAACCGTTTGAATCGTTCTGTTTTGCCGCTACGTCTACCTGCTGGAACAACTGGGAATCTAACACCGTTTTCGACTGCTTTAATCAATGCTAACTGAACAGGGTGGTCAATTAACTTGTACCACCGATTGTGCTGATTTTCTAGCTGCGTTTGCTGTCTTGTTTTCATTAGTCAGGAAGTTTATTGACTAAATCTTTTAAAACGTCTGTCATGCTTGTTTCTTGTATTTCTACGCGATCAATAAACATACCACCCGACTTTGCAAGCAGTTCACTTGCTTTTAATCTATCATTCATTTTTTCAACATTTTCACGCATTATACTTGACCAAAATTCTTTAATCTCATTTGCGTTTGCAATGCGTTTGTTTTCAATCGGATTTGCTAATTCTGCAATATATTCTTTAATTGTAGTATTTTGCAGTAATTTTGAGGCGTTTGTATTTATATCTTTTTCACTATAACCAGCTAAACGAGCTGATTCTGTCGCATTACCATTGGTAGCATAATGCTCACAAAAAGCCTTTTGTTTAGGTAATAATTTTTTATTTTCCATATTTCCCCCTACTGTGCGGAAACCCTATAAGGTATTTTAGCTTTTAAGCACATTCTAACCATTGCTAATATTGTCGGTTTTAACTCAAGTGGTTCATTGGCAAATTTTAAACGATTTAAAACAGCGTTTTCGCCTTTTGTTACCGCATATAAATTTTCAATATTAAAATTTTGTTTATTATTATCATAAAACCTAATAATTATGCTTGGCGATATTTCGCCATAATGCTGCTCATAAATCAAACGATGCTTTAATTTCCAACAATGGTGTTTGTTACCACCTTCAGAAACTTTAACATAAACATAACCATCTCTATCTATTCTTTCATCGCCAATTTGTCTAGTTCTATAACCAGTATGACCTTTTTTAAATCTGCTTTCCGATTCCCCATTGACGCCTTTTAATCCTTTATTCCAAGGCGTAAACCCTTTTTCAAACTGCCCGCTGTTCATTTTAAAATAGCAGGTAGCTCTTTACGTTCTGGAATATCATTAATGCGTGTTTGTGCATCAAGGACTAAACGCGCATTATCGACAATTGTACGCGCAATAATTGTCAAACTTTTTGAGCGTTCTGCTTCAAAAGCCAGTTGTTCAACGCTTAATGATTCTTCGCTCAATCTTTCCATTTGAGCAAATAAATGATTGTTTAAATCTGTCAATGTGTTTTTCATTCTAATTTCTATAAGCCATTAATATTTCTTTGCACATGCCTGAGCGCACAACATCATCCACCGTAAACTCAACCATGCCTATCTTATCCACATTTTGTAATCGATTAACCGCGTCTTGTAAACCGCTCATGCCAGCAATATCTTTCTGCTCAATATCACCATCAATAATGACTTTGCAATCCTCACCAATGCGCGTTAAAAACAGCTTCATTTGCTGTGGCGTGCAATTTTGCGCTTCATCTAAAATATAAAAACACCGTGCAAACGTTTTGCCACGCATAAATTCCAGTGGTTTAAACTGAATAGATCCACGTTTTAGCAAATACTCTGTGTGCGATTTCCCAAGCCGCTCATTAAGCACATCTAGCAAAGGCTCCATATAAGGCGCATATTTTTCGGATAATTCGCCCGGCAAATAACCAAAACCACGACCAGCTTCAACGTTAGGTCGCGTCATAATAATTGTGTCAATAATGCCCTCTGACAGCATTTGAGCAGCTACCCCTGCCGCTATATACGTTTTACCTGTTCCCGCGCTACCAATGGCAAATGTGATGACATTAGCGCGTATTTGATTCAGATATTGCTGCTGTGTTTTGTTTAACGCTCGGATTGGTTTAATTTTCGGCTCATAATAATCATTTTGTGGTGCAAACTTAGCTGATCGTTTCTCTTTTCGCTTCATGCAATTTTGTTCCTGTTATTATAAAAAACATCCGCCACTACATAACCGCGTAAACATAACCTCATGCTCATCAATAAAATCGCATTCTTCAATGCGTTTAAACTGTGACGTTAAAAAATAGCCTTTTGGTTGTAATACGGTTTTATCAAATTCAATCACTTTTTCACGATCTTGTGACTGCATAACATGCGCCCATTCTTTTTGCGTATGGTTTGGACACATCCAACAGGATGATCTTGGTGGTTCAGTATCAAACGTTCTTTGCACTAATGCAATACAATCACTTCTGCGCATTTGCAAATCAAGCAGAGGAAAAACTTTATTCCATTTTTTAGATGGTTTCATTCTTGCTGCTCTGTGGATTTCGTCAGTTGAGAAACCGTATAAAACATTGTATTTTTTTTGTTTAAATTTTTCATTGCAAAAACTAATAAATACATCTTTTTTCCAATGATTTGAGCAAAAAGTACGACCACGACCTTCATTAAAAAAAAATGGTGGCATATCCATATTAGCAAAATATTTAGAATAATTACTTGCTTTAGCAATATAAAATGCAATTCCTGCTTTTTGAAGCATTGGCAACGTAAACGCGTGAAGAAAATCAAAAACAATTGCTTGTTCAAATCCCGTATCACAAAAAACAAACGCATCAACTTTTATTTTACCTTGCGCGGCTAATATAGCCATTGCAGTTGATTGAACACCTCCACCAAAACTGCATATATTCATTCTTGTTCCTGTTTAAGTTAACCATCAAGTAATTAAACCATAACCCCGCATTGCAAAATTATCAGAAATGCTGCGGTAAAAACTGCTCCCGTCTTTTTTTCGTGCGAGAGGACACGCGTTAGGGTTTAATTCTTCATGGTTAAACCAACCAACCCAGTTATTGATAAATCGCCATAAAGTGATTTCTAGGTTGGTTGGTTAAAAAGATTATATTCTAAAAAGTAAAAAATAGTAATTTTATTTTTAAAAAATTAAACATACAGTTAAATATACAAGCCACTATACATATATACACCTCTTTAAAGAGAGGTGTATATGTATGTATACTTTTTGGCCAGACCTATACAATATACAAAAGTATACAAATGTATATGTATGTATACTATATTTTCTCCCAATACCATTGCCCATTATTTTCAACAAGACCTTGTTCTATAAGTGTTTTTACTCCTTCCCTAAACCAACCTGCGTGTCGTCCTGTGTTTTTTACAGCATAGCATTCAAATGCAAATGGCTTCCATTGTTCAAGCGTCACCACAAAATGATCTTTTTCTTCCAATGTATACTTTTTCCCATCTACTTTTGTTTTTTCAACTGCCATTTTTAACCCGTCAAGCGTCTTTTTTGTTTTGTCGGATAACTCTTTTTTCTCCTCACCAACGCCAACATATTCCAAATAAACGCCCTCAATCTGTTTTCCTTCGTCATCGTCATAAAAACAATCGCCCTCAAGATCAACCACTTTTATTCTAAAATCCATATTATTGCCTGCACTAAAATCTTTTGATTTGGTACATGACAGCGTGACTTCCATTTTAGATTTCTTTGTCATGCAAAATTCTGCGTCCATGCCTGCTTTAATTGCACTGCTTCCACGCGCCCTGCCCTTGTCGCCATGACCGCTGTGGTGAACAGGCACAATAGCTGCATTGTATTTTTTAGCCAATAATTCCATGTTAGCCAAGAATATCGCCATATCCTCGCTGCTATTCTCGTCACCGTGCATATTTCTGTGCATTGTGTCGATAAAAATGGCGCATGGAGGCTCGTCTAAGCCTAACCCATCTAATATACTGGCTACACGCATAACCGCATCTGTATCGAGCAAATTAACGCTTTTTGTGCTAAAATAAATATTGTCAGGATTCATGTTGTATTTTTGTTTGAGAGCTTGCATCCTCATTGCAAGCCCTCGATGACCTTCCCCAGCAATGACCACCACCGTGCCTTTCTTAGTTTTGTGACCGTGCCACGGAATCCGCGCATATAATCACCCTGCCTTTGTACTGACTGCGCACCATGTCGCACACTGGCTTTAAATTCCCAGCGTTAAACGCAACCACAACACATTGTGCTGTGGCTTCGTGGATTGTCATGGCGGTGGCAAATCCTTCGGCAATGATTACCATGTCGGACGGCTCACCAATAGTGAAGTAACCGCCCTGCATTTTACCGCCCGTGTAAAATCGTTTTGTGCCGTCTGTGGAAATATATTGAAGCGACTGGATTTCACCACCCACGCCATAAACAGGAATAACGAGTTTGCCGTCATAAATGCGCAGTGCTGCGTGTGATTTGACATTTTTGCGCGTCAAATAATCGTGATCTAAAGCGTGTGGGAGTTTTGCATACAGCTCCTGAGCGTTAAACGCTGCGTTGCTGTAAGCCCT